TTTGCCAGTAGGCGAGGAAAGTCCGGCGTACTTCATACGAGATTTTGCCATTGCAATCTCCAAGTGAGATTTTCTGACAAGGTATTGCTCATCAGCCGTAGCCAAATCTTTATAGGCTTCGTCATATTCCTTGCTGAGTGAGATGAGTCGTGCTTCAACTTCTGCTGGTGTAGCCATTACGCCACCAACACATACAAGACATAAAGCGGTGCAAAGAAAATTGTTCCCCAAAAGATCACGCGCACAAAGTCACGGATTACATAATAAGAAACTGGGTGCTTGGCGGTATCAACTGAGTCGTAGATAGTCATTACTTCTTCTCCAATACTGTTTTGCGGGCGGTGATAACTGCGTTGAGAGTCTTGCCGTTGATGACTACTGCAAGAAGTCCAGCATCTTTAGCACCTGTGTAGAAATCTTTAAGTTCCTCGATTGTTTCAATGGTTGGGATTTGATCGTACGCTTCCTTAGCGAGCGCAAGCAGTTCAGGTGAAACTTCTGGCTCTGCCTGACGGCGTTCAACCTTCTGCATCTCTTCGCGTGATGGGCGCTTGCCCTTAGCAGCAAAGCCACCATTAGCAAGTGCGCGACCTAGCGCAGAGGTTTCACAGTTCTCAACCCATGCATCACGATTGACACCAGAGTTTGATTTGATCTCTTCGGCAATACCGGTAGCGATTGGGTTTAAGTCATTGCGTTCTGCATAGATTGAAGCGATCATCAAGATAGATGATTCGGTCTTTTCTAGCACCTGTGTTTGAGTGCGACCTGTTGGGTACTTCTCCCAAAAGCGCTCAAGGCGTGTTTCTACTGTCTCATAATTGTCTAGGTTGTAAGCCATAGCCGTTCCTTCGTTCAGGTATGCCCCTGTTGGCATTGGCTCAACTGTAAGGCAAGGCGTAAGGCAAAAGCAAGGACATTTTGTAAGTTTCTTTTTAGGCTATTCTTTACCCATGATAAGCGTAATGGTCAGGTACGAGGAACTAGAGGTTGAAATCCAAGCAAGCGACCACTACCCCGACCAAGTGACCGATTACTGCAATCGCGTGGGCAAGCTATTTGAGGAATCACTACAAACCTTAAGGCGAGCTGGCTTTGCCCTTGAAGCCGATTTGCCAGATGAAGAAGAAACTCTATAATTCTACTCCCCCTTCAGTCGGACATTACCCCAGAGAAATTCTGGGGTTTTTGTCTTTGCGCGCCAAAATCTAAAAAAAATTTTCAATTTCCACCCTTACGGGTGTTAGAAGCCGCCTTTTCTTTTATTACATATTCCGTGTGACGGGCGCACATTTGCTGGGCTATCCTCTCCACCTTTAGCCAAGGGAATTACATGGTCAAGTTGCAAACCCATTTCCCATCCTTCAATACCGCATTTGCGAGGAAGGCTAAGGTCAATAGGTAAAGAGCATAGATGGCAAATAGCGCCATAAAGGTCAAGTATTTGCTGAGTAGTATATTTTTCAGCATGAGCGCTCATTTTGCGCGCCCTACGCCGATGCTTAGCCCTAATACTGGCTTCCCGACCATTTTCCGTATAAGAGTATTCTCGCCCTTTAATTTTGCGTTGTTTCTGAATTTCAGGGCGAGAGCGATATTTTGTACGAGCCTTCTCGTTAATTTCTTTAATACGCTCAGGGTTTTTAGCAGTCCATTGAGCAACCCATACGCGATTAGCTTCTTTGCACAAATCGCATGGTTGATTTTTTAATCTTAAATGTCTGTTGTATCCAGACCTTGTGCCGCAATGAGCAATTCTGCTAGGTTTAGCCATGTACGAACTCCTTATTAGTTTGTGCCAGCCTTGGGGTGTTAGTCGCACCGCCAAGGCATTATCATAGCATCAATCTAAAAAGACCTGATATTGAGCCGTAGTCCGACCTTTGATCGGGTCAATAAAATGTAAGCGTTGTGATGGGATTCCGCTAACCGCCATAGAATCGCGGGCGTACCTGTTGTCCGATTCAGTTGAACCAGTCCAGAATATGTTGCCATCCTGAGCGCTTAGAGGTTCTTGAGCAAAACGGTGATAGTGCCCTAGAAAAATATCGGTGAACGGCCACTTATAGGCTCCTGCTTTCCAACGGTTACCAGCAGCTTGCCAAGCGCTAGGAGAGGCAAAGCCTGATCTACCTACTTCATCTCCGTGCATTAAGAGCGCTCGATAATTGCCAATCTCAACGCGCTGAATATCCTCTGGGCAATCTTCCCATGTCAGGCGCTTTTCCCCAGCGAGAATCTTTCTGGCGAACTGATAGCACATACGATCAAAGTTATCCGCTTTAGGGACATGATCTCGCTTGCTACCAATTCTGCCGTGATTTCCCCACTCGGCGACAACTGTTACCTTGTCAAAATTAGCGAGAAAGTAGCGAACGAAGTCCACCATAAGGAACGACACGATGTCCCATTGCTCAAATAGCGTGGCATCTACTTCCCAAAGTTGTGCGGGATAATTAAAAAGGCCTTCAATCATGTCGCCACCGAACATAATCACCACATCATTAACGGGGTGATCGTGGCGCTGAATCTCAGTAATCTTCACGCATTTCTCGGCAAACTGCATAACCCGCTTCTTCATCACCTCAGAGTTGTAAGTGGTGGTGATCTTGGAGCCTTGCCAGTCAGTAGCGTGAACGAGAGCTACCTCTGCCTTAGCCTTAGCCTTCGTTAGATTTGGCTTAGGTACTGGCGGGATTGCGCCCATAGAGAGCGTTGCATCATAAGCTGCTTGAAGTACCAACTCGCCTAACTGTTGGTCGCGGTCTTTGATCTTGGCTAACTGCTTCTGCGCGTTCAGTAAGGCTTTGCGTAAATCGGTGACCTGCGGGTCAGCCTCTTCTTTAATTTTCTTGAGATCGTCAGCGAGGCTCATAGGTAGCACCTGCATTGCTTAGCGCGGTGGGTTTGTAGTTGTGATGAAGTCACCAATATGTTGTGCGACTTGAGATAACTAAAGAGCGCCACATTGGTAATAGTGCGATCTTCCAGCGCATCTTGAAATGCCTTTAAGTCTTTACCAGTCAGCGTGTCCATGTAGGTTTTCACACTACAAGGTCTGCCGCCTACTCCGATCTTGCCCCTCAACTGTTGAAGGTCTGTTGCTAAGTCCATGTTGCCCCCTTTGTCAAATAAATCTTACATTATGAAACGAAATAAAGTGCGTAACAAAACGAAAAAAACCCCGCAACCTTTTTAGGGGCTACGGGGTTTTTATTATTAAGTTTTTTTGACTCTTTGTGCGATTGCCTCAGCCATCTGGACCGAGAACGCAAACTTAGCACATCATTTAATCAATCCACTATTTATCTTGATGACTTCAGCAACATCTGTGCCTTCTGGCTTGTATGGGTCTTTAGGAATACCAATTGGCTCGGGAACGCCAGACCCTTCCATATTGGCAAGGTAGGGAGTTTGGATATGCGATTCGGGTACAACATTCGGGTTTGCTTGCTCGTTGTGCGACACCAACCCACCAGTAATAAATCCAATGGCGATATAGGCAAGGTGCGCTGGGTCGTGCTGAAAGCCTGTTGCCGCCCATGTGCTAAATGCGCCAGTCATAGCGATTGCGAGCTGCTTGGCATCAAGTATGTGAAATCTAAAGTGCTTCATAGCGAACCTTTAAGCTCATCGTAAATAATCTGAGGAAGTGCGCCCGTGACCTTGATACCTTGCTTTGCCTCGTACTTGACGAGAGCAGCTTGAGTCTGGGTGTTCATCGTTCCCGTGACATAGGTAGTCGGAAGTAACCCCGCCTTGAGCAGAGCCTTCTCAACTGCCATAACAGCATCGCTCTTTTGACCTAGGTTAAACGCGGTGGTATCGGTGGGAAATGGGGGAGCCACGAATACAGTCTGGGCAGGTGTTGTAGCCGTTGGCGTAGTGGTCATTAAACCGCCGTGAATTGCCCCTGTAACGCCCGCAACCGCCGTTCCCGTTGCGCCAACCGCAGCAGTAGCCTTCTTGCTTGTAATGCCCTTTTGCGCGGGTTTTAGGGCTACTTGGTAGCGTGGTCTGACAATGGCGGCTACATAGAAGTAAGGGCGGTGGACTCTAAAGCATCCGCTTTCGTGAACCGAGTCATTTGGGTTGCCTGTGTTGAACCCAATGGTAGTCAGCCCGTCAGGACTTGCCGCTTCTACGATCTCGACATGATCTACAACGCCATCCGAGTTCCAGTCAAAGAAGACCAGATCGCCGGGTTGCCCTTGATACTTATTGACTACTAAGCCTTGGCGTTGAAACCAAGGCAGAGCAGCAGGGTTGTAGGCAAATCCTTTAGGGGTTTGAGCAGCTACAAGGCTAGATAGACCGACCTGAGCAAAACACCAACTCACACCCATAGCGCAGTAGGGAGCATTAGGAATCCCATACCAATCGCCATAAGGGTTCTCATCTTGCGCGCCAGCGTGAAAGCCGATCTGACTTCTAGCGACATTGAGAACATCAAGTGCGGTAGCCATCTTTTGCCTTTCTATAAAAAAAGACCCCCGTTTCCGAGGGTCTAATGCACTTGCCCCAAGTGCGGGGTAAAACTTACTTGGTTGCTTCTGCTTGAACCAACTTTGTCGCATCTGCTACTACGGCAGAAACAACTGGTGCGGTAAGAGTTGCAGGAGCGCCTGTGGCTTCGTCAATTTGATTGACAAGCGAAGCAGGGTTAATGCGAGCAAGAACTGGTGCGACTAGGCCGCCGACCAATGCCTTGATAGCGATAACCTTGAATGTGTCGTGCGGTGCAAGTTCATGCGTAGCAAGACCAGCAGCAAGGATGCCGTACACATAGTGTTCGGCAAGAGCCTTTTCCTTGGTTGTAAAATGATAATTAAACTTCTTGGTTGCCATTTTCTACCTTTCCCTTGGTTTACTAAAGTGGCTATGTGCTAAACTTTAGGTATGAGAAAATCTACCATACCTAAGTTTCATTGTGAGCGTTGCAATACAGAATACAAAGCGCGTGGTCATTGGCGCACTCGACCAAATCGGTACTGCTCCAATACTTGCCGAGTAGCAGCTTTGAACGAATTGCCCAAATGGAATAAAGGCAATCAATCTCGCAGATTAAGCGAAAAAGGTTATATTCGTATTTTGGTTGATGGTAAGGCAAAAATGGAACATCGGGTTGTCATGGAAAACATGATAAATCGCCCTTTAACCTCAGTTGAGCGCGTTCATCATCTTAACGGTGATCGAACTGACAACCGACCTGAGAATTTAGTTTTGTGCGCTACTCAGGCTGAGCATTTGAAGAAATGGCATCCTGATCTGGTGAAGAATCTGGGTCGCGCTTTGAAATCAAGTTCTTAACAAATTTCTCTGCTTCCCAGTCGGAAGCGGCAGCGTGGTGTACGCCCCCAACGCCTCTATGATGGCGTTCGCAGTACCAAATCAAGTTAGCACCTGACTCAACCCAAGCCCCAACTGACTCAGGGTCAGACACGCCCGGATAGTCCACTTCCAGCCACTTCAAGTTTACGCCGTTTTGGAGTGAGAACTCAATGTGAGAATGATGAAGCTCTAATCCGCCATCGCACTCAGAGAAATCTGAACGATGTTCTCCGATAGCGCACTTGGCGGTGTCTTTGGTTCGCTCGCGGTAGGCATTAAAGTCTTTATAGTGCGGGTCAGTTTCGCGTGGTTCGTGAGCAGGGTAATGCACCACATACGAGTTAGTAATCTTTTGATCGTGACCATCAGTCATTTTTTTCCTCTAGTAAATCCTGTAAGTGTTCAATCTCTTGTTTCTCAAGTTTCAGGATGTGTCGAATAATCATGGCATCGCGCTTGGTCTGTCCGATCATTGCAATACCAATCATCAACTCAACAAGAACGGCTAGATAGGAAGCCAATAGTTGCCAATGAATATATGAGTGGTTGTCGCGGAACCAAGTAGGCTTAAGCCACCATACAAAACTGCCGATAGACCAAAAGCCTACAAACCACCAGTTGCGGATAATGCCCTGAATTTTCCAAGATACTTGCTCGCCAAAAGTTAAAACATCCTGAGTGTCTGGGTGAATGTATTTTCTTTTGAACATTTACTCTCCATCTGGGAATTTGTCTTTAGGGTCAATCCAGCGAATTGCGATTGGCAGAAACGCGGCTAATGCAGCCTGTATAAGCAAGCCCGGCTTAATTAAATCCTTGGCGTGTAAGACAAGCTCAAAAGTAATAAAGGTTTCAAACCAAGCGCCCGCGAGTGTGCGCCATTTGTTCATTCGCCAATTTTGGCTTTCATAACTTCAACATCAACCTTGATACATTGCTGGTTTTCAATGAGCGAATCAACCTTGTTAATCAGCCCAGTCTTGCCATCGTTGTAGAGAGCGTATTCAACTCGGCGCATACGAGAATCCATCTGGTGAAAGTGCCTAATCAACCATCCAATACCGCCCAAAATCATTGCCGCAACTGTGGTGTAGTAATAAATTGCGCCAGAGAAGTTTGCTTGGTTGGTAAGTACATCGCTAGTAGATTTTAGCATTTTTGCGCCGTTTCAGGTTGTGGGGTTAGATTCCTTTTGGCCCTTCAACATTTGGCGTTGTCGCCGTAGTTGTTGGTTCAATAGGTTTAGGTCGAGTCAAAGAATCAATCGTGGCTTTAAGAACGGCGATTGTCTGCGCTTGTTCTGCTACCTGATCTTTAAGGTGTTTGAGAATGTCCTCAATTTGTAGATGATGTTCCAGTTCCATTTGCGCCTTCTAACTTTGCTAGTCGTGCTTCGTGGGATTGCAATAGCGGAATGAGAGCAACTGCTACGCGGTCATAGTTTACCGAATCTGGCTGACCTTCTTCATTTTTGTTCATAAGCAAATCAGCAAGAACAGGTATCTCCGCGATCTCTTCGGCAATAAGTCCAAGGATGCGAGGCAAGCCATCAGTAGAACCGCCCTGAGCATCTGCCGCACCTTTGTCAATAAAAGATTTAGGAGATAAAGCAAGGATAGATTGCAAAGGAATTGCCTGAAGCTCAACATCTAGCTTGTAACGCAAAGATGAGGATGATCGAGCAAGCAAACCGCTAGATGAGTTTATGTAAGCGTTAGCCGAGGATGTTGTGGTTGCGTAACCAGAGTTGTAGAAATAAGCCTGAGCCGTCATTGTGCTTCCGGCGGTAATAGTGCTTGAAGTGACAATAGATGCGCTGCTTGAAATCTGCCCGCTTGAAGAGTTGATGCTTAGACCGCCACCAGTTAAAGCATAGGAAGTAAGAGAGAAACCGCCAATGGTTCCGTTTGATGAGTAAATGCTTCCAGTAAATGAACCTGATGTTGCGGTGATTGTTCCTGTAATTGTTGCGCCCGTACAGGTCAATAAACCTGTTGAGCCATCAACATAGAAGTTTCCACCAATGTTCAAGGTTGAGCCAGTAATGGAAGAGCCTGTGATGCTTCCCTTGAAAGAAGCTGCTCCCGTTGAGGCAACAATGGCAAATGTGGCAGAACCGCCAGAATCGTAGCCAGCGATGCCAGCCGAGTTCATTACTACACGCGCACCACTTGAAGCGGATGAACCTGAGTAAACAGTAATTCCGTTTGTAGAAATTGCCGTCATCTGGTTGCTTGAATTGACGATTGTTGATGCGCTTGGTTGAAGCGAACCGATAGCAGCTGCATAAGCAGTTGCGGCATTGGCAAGTGCGGTAGTTGCTTGAGCCTCTGCGGTGGTCGCCTGAGTAGATGCGCTTTGAGCAGTAGTCATCGCTTGATCGGGCGCAGACTCTAGTTTGCGGATGCGTTGGTTGATCGTGCTGAAGTAATCGTAGAGATTAGCGGGAATGTTTGTATATGCCATTAGAGAGTTACAATCCAAGAAGTGCCTTGATTATAGACGGCGCGAGATAATGAAACTGTCACTCTGCTTGCTCCATCCTCGCCGGGTTCTACGCTGATAGACCCAATGCGCCATTCTGAATAATCGTAACCTGCGGGAAACAGATCATCAATAATAACCAAACGAGCAAAATCTCCGACTTTGTAAGTTCCCAAATATGGGTCGTTGTATGGCGGAAGAACAACTTGCACAACTTCAGGAGCTGAAATAACTGGGTTACCTGTAAGTGGGTGAGTGATACCCGTGCGAGCGTTAAGTTGTCCAGCGTTAGTAGCACCGAGAAGGCTTGAATCCTCAATATCAATGAAGCTAGCGATATCTTCCAAAATAGCAGCGTTACCGCTTGTTGAGTTAATGCTGCCAGCAGGGTCGTATGAGTATTGGTTGTCTAATGCCAAAGCAATGATTTTGTTGGCGTTCTTGCCATAGCCAAGTCCCCAAAGAGCGTTAGCCGCGCTAGTAGCATCTTGATTGTAAATATACTCAACAAGATTGCCGGGAAATTGAAAGACCGCAGTAGTCGTTGCGCTGCTCGGAATATACATTGTGAAGTGCTTGACTGGGCGACCCGATGAATCGTATGTGTAAGTAATCACAAAGTCGAAATACGGATTGCCTGACGATGAATCTAAACCATCTGATAAGTCTTTAACTGCTTGATAAACCTCTTTGAGTTCATAGTCAAAGTAGGTACGAGTTACAGAGTAACCAGAAGTTGTTGAGCTAGACTGCAAGCCGATATTGCCTTTGACCGTGCCACCTTGGTTTGGAAAAGTCACGCTTTGAGCGTAATTGACAATGAGGTCGTTGGCGATTGAGCAAATGTCGCCTGTGTAGTTGATTGAGGTAGGCGTTGGAGATGTGCCGTAATAAGTAGTGTTGAGAGGCGTGATCTTACGGCGCTTGAAATACGAGAGCATTTCTTGACCCGTAATCTTGAGAATCTGAGTCGTTGAGTCATACTCGCGCAACCAGATAACGCCACCCCAAATAATTTTTCCGCCATAGTCCACATAAAGGCAAGTCTGTCCGGGGTTGGTTCCGCTAAAGACATTAAGTTTTGCAGCATCCAAACCTGACAAAAGAAGCTCGCCAGTAAAGGAACCAATGCTGTTGAGTTGAGTGTCGAAGCTGACGGCAGTTAAAGGCAACTCGGCAAGGATGGAATTGGGCGTAGTCCCACTTTGATAAAGCGCGGTTGTGAAATAACGAAAATCAGACATAAGCGTTAGTGTAACTGATTGACATACTGCCAGCGCTGATCGTAAAGGTATTGCTGCTAACAGGCGCAAGTTGTAGCCAGCCAGTTGAGGTTGTCATTATCCCGCGATTAGGGTTGCCATTTTGAGTAATGGTGCGTTGAAGCAAATCAATCACAACAGTTGTTCCGCTAGTTGCGCTAAAACTCATTGAGTTACTGTTTGAGTCGGTGATAGTGAAACCGCCGGGGTTGCTGGCAACGGTGATAACAGGGCAAGAAATAGCCCACCCGCTATTTGTCATAGCAACAGATGTGCCAGATGAAGTCGTGTAAGGATAATCGTAGTAGCGAGGGTCTGGGAAAAAGAACTCAACGCTGGTCTGAATGTAGCCATAGGCAAAATCTGGGTCAATGGATGTTTGTATATTGCGAACGCGACCATACATAACCTTTAGCCCGATAGATGACGACAACTCAAATTGAAACGCGCCAAGAGCTGACGGCGTACCTAGTTGCTGAGGATAGAGGTTTGTCTGTAACTGGTTGTAGTAATACTGGGCGTTGTGAGATGAGTCGCCAAGAATAACCATGTCAATTGTGACAGTTCTGCCATCGTAGAAATCACGACCTGAATACTGTCCATCGGTATAACCGCGAATGTCATCTTGAACGCGCAAAGGCGCAAGTCCAGCAAGACCATCTATATTTGTGACTGTATAGGTTGTGCCTGAGCCAAAGATGAAACCATTAAAAGCAAATTGAAACGGGTTAAGGCTTGATACGAAGGTTGCCATTATTTCTTAACCACCACTTTCGTAGTACCCGCCGAGCCTGTAATTCCTTTAACAACTGCTCCGGTGTCGGTTGTAATTGTAAGCGTAAGCGCTCCACCGCCACCCATCATACCTGCTTTTTGCTGAGCAAGACTTGGGGCTTTTGGCTTTGCAGTCTTAGTTGAAGAGATCAGCAAAGGCGATTTACCGCTATTGATATTTGCAGGTTTCGGTATGCTAAGAGTAGGAAGTCCCGCAATTTTTGTACCCGATGATTGAAAACTTTTAGCCAATTTAGTTCCCGGCGCTACACCATCTGTTGATGAATCACCCTGTCCAAAAATGTTCTTAAAGCTTAGATAAGTGGCTCCCGCAATTCCAAGAGCAGCCATTCCAGCGTAAACGCTAGTTCCACCAGTAGCAAGCGCTTCGGCAATATCTACGCCAATCAAGGTATCGCGCAATGCAACGAAAGCATCTTTAATAACACCGATGGCAGTAATCAATCCAGCAACTTTAGGAACTGCCCAAATAACGGCTAAAGCGGCAATAAGGCTTTCAAACAATCCCTTGTTATCGCTAATCCATTTGCCTAGCGCTTTAAGATCAGGCAAACCTTTGTTAATAATCCAGTCAGTTAATTTATTGAATGTTGGTAATAGCGCTGTTCCTAGCTTCTCTTCCAACGCAACAAATTGAGCAGTTAAAACTTTCCAAGGGTCAGATTTAGCAGCAGCGGCAGCCGCTCCCTTGGTTCTATCCTCAATCATCTTAGTAATTGTGGCCAGATCAGCGCCTTTAGGAATTGTCTTACCAATAGCCAAGCCAAGATCAGCAAGACCGCGAGCCTGACCCATTGTTGCGCGAGATACTGTGTCGGCAGCAGCGGCAAGTGATTCATTCTTGAAAGCAGCAAGATCAGCAACTACGCCAAGATTGGCTACGGCGGTAGCAGGGTTTCGAGTTGCAGCCGTCATCATTGCTAATGCTTCGTTTGTGTCAGAAGCGCTAAACCCAAACTTGACCATAGCATCTTGCGCGTTGTTCATATAAGGAACAAATGCTGCAAAACTTACGCCAGTATTTTTAACCGCAGTTTGAAGTTTGGCTTGAGATTCCTGAACGCCAAGCGCTGCTTTAATGCTAACTGCGCCAACAGTTCCAAGAACTCCGGCGATACCAAGCAAGGCAGTACCAGCAAACTTAGAGGCTTTGGTCATTACATCAATGGAACCGCCAGCCTTAAGAGCCTTGACTTCCATCTTGTCAAGCTCGCCATTGACCATTTGCATCTGAGCAATAGCCTTAGTTGCATTGGCTTGGATTTCAAGTATGACTGGTGGTAGAAACTCTGCCATGTGCTTTCCTTCCTAGCCTAGATATTTTCTGACAATAGCCATCGCTTCGCGTTGGAACTTCTGTAATGCTGGTTTCATATATGGAAAATGCTGACCATCGTGCCAAGTAGGTGCGCCACCTAATTCAACGGCGCGTGAGTAAATCATTGTTGGACCGACCTCGGCTGAGTAACGAGCAAATCCTTCTTGGGCTTTCTTGCCTGTGATAGATCGGCGTAGGTTACCTGTGCGGTTCATTGGTGGTTCGCCAGATGTAGCCTTTTGGCCTTTAGGTCGGCGACCCTTAATTTCCTCTTGCGAGAGTTGAATGAGTCGAGCCATCATCTCATCGCGGGCTTTCATAACGCTCACATCAACATCGGTTAATTTTTTGTCAATAGCCTTTTTAACCGTGTAAATGTTAGTTGTTATCATTTTCAACCTGTCTGACTACGCTATGAATGGACACAAGCCAATCAACCAAAGCTGCTGGTTGCTCATCGGTTTCGGTGATAGTCCAGCCGAACTCTTTAGCGCAGACATAGTAGAAATACTCTTGGTCTGGGTAGTTAAGAGTTTCTTCTCTGCGATTACCTTCCAACACCCACTTTAGGCGTTGGAGTCGGCGAAAGGGCTATCAGGGTTCGCTTCTGTTTCTGGTGTTTCAGCGAGCGCGGGGAATAGTGAATTTTGAGCAGTTGCTACTTCTGCCGCAATAGCATCGTAGTCAGCCATAGTCAGTTCGCCCAAAGAGGTAAGAACAACTGATGGGATAATCAAATCAAATGACCACGCCGAGATAAGAACTGCCATAAGTCCATCGAGCATAGACATTGTTTGCAGTAAGCCTTCTTGACCTTGTGCCGCAGCTAGTACCTTGTTGCGATCTTTAACGCGCAACTCACTAGGGTCACGCAAAGTTACGGTGTTACCGCTTGGGAGTGTAATTGTTTTAGCCATGATTTCCTTCCTGCTTGCCTTCGCTGGTTAGGGTATAGCCGGGGGGAAGGCGGCCCCGGCTATACAGTTTTCTCCCTGTTACTGGTATGTGCCAGAAGGGAAAGCGTTTTGTAGAGTGAACTTTACAGGTGAGTAGCCACCAGTTGCACCAACATCTGTTGAGTTACCAAGACCCTCAATATCAACTGTGACTTCTACATACTCTGCGGTGCGATCAATCGCGCCAGTTACATAAGCACCCTTTGAGAGAGTGAATTGGAACTCGGTAGCAGTTGCACCTGAACCTGTTGAGAAGTTCACGGTGATTGCTGGCTGAGTGTTTGTGATGTAGCGAGTAAGTTCGGTGTCATCTTGCATAACGAAGGTCATCTTGCCCTTAGCGGTTAGGCTGCCAAGGAATACTTGGTAAGGGTTCTGTGTGTTAGAAACACCCCAGATGGCCTCAGACTTGCGAGAAAGATCAAGAGTACCTGTGCGAAGGTATCCGACCTGAGTACCACCGATTGACACGGTTCCTGTCCATACCTGAGTAGGTAGAACGCTGGTAAAAGAAGGTGTTGGCGCGGTTGTTGTGGTTGATGGGAAACCCATTGCCTTAGCGGTGTATTCCAACATTCCGTCAGCGTTGAAGGTCAAGCCAAGGTCTGTGATCTGGCAGCCCGGATAGTAACGAGTGTTTGCGCCATAGAAGTCGGTGATTGTCAAAGCCTTTGGCTGAGCATCTGTGCTTGTTCCGACTGTGTTCTTGAGAGAAATTACATGGGTGTAAGGAGCGCCTGAGCCAGAAGTAACTACATCGCCAAGAACGCCCGCAACCCAGAATCCGATGGTGTCAGCAAATACAGGGCCATTAAAATCTACTGTTGTGTTACGGCGACCTTGAACATAGTTGTAGTTCTCAACAAGTGAGCCACGAATACCTGTGTCGTAAAGAGGCGCGATGACATCAACTGGCTTAAAGCTATTGAGTGTGATTGGTACGAAGTTGGTTGCGGCTACCGCAGTACCTTTGGTTGTTTCAAGCGCAACACCAAGGTAACTCTTGACGGAATTTTGGGCTAGTGTCATTCTTCATCTCCTACTGTTGGCTTGGTTGTTTTAACTGGTACTACATTATGTGCCTTGAAATCTGCTGGCGCTTCAAATACATCGCCCGGCTTTACTACGGTTGCGATTGAGGGGAAGGTAACTTCGTACTCTCCCGTGTATTTATGTTTAGCCATGATGCTCCTTATGCTTGAATCATTTGGGTAACGGTAAAACGAAGTGATGCCCATGTTTCGGTAGATGTGCCGTCATTGGATACAGGCTCGCCGTAGGAAACATCAATCGCTGGCTCTGCGCCTTGCCATACGAGGTTGCTTGATGGGTCGCCGAAAGTGTGATCTGAGCGCAACTTTTCTTTGAGGTTGTCAATCGTTAGGTCAAAGTCATCCATAGCATCTTGCGAGTCGCGCTCCATAGAATGATGAAACACCTGAATTACAACGGTGTAATCAACCTGCTTGATTCCAGATGTAGCTCCACCGATAGCCAAGCGGGTTTCGCGCTCTGACTCGATATGGATAACTGCGGCAGCGCGAGATTGCTGAGAAGGCAAGGCATTGACGGCAAAGTCAATACGCTTAGGAAACGAGGTAAAAACCTGATTCAAGCCTTGAACATTTGGCTGACCGATGAAGTTTGCGAGAACCGACCGAACGGCTTGACGACCTACTAGAGCCATTATCTAATCCTGCGATAAGGAGCAAGTAGGTTTTGAGCAATCTTGATCTCTGTGCCAAGACCTTGTGCGCCTTCAACTGCCTGTGAAGCGCGAGAGGCAACGCTCATCACCATTGAGTTATCGCCACGAACTTTGAGCATTGAGGTAGTTACCAAGATGGCAGCTTCCTTGATTGCTGGCGGTAGCGCTGAGATAGATACGCCGTTAGCGTGAGAGTATGCAAGAGGCGCAACGAGTGGGACTGTGGTTGAGCCAAAGGTATAGGTGCTGGCGACTGTGACAAACTCTGAATCAAAGCCATCGTAAATCTTGAGTGTTAGCCCTGCGGTGATTCCTGTGCCATCTGTAACTGTGAGGCTTGATTGCCCTGCGGTAGCCGTGTTAATAAGGGTGTTGGCGTAGCCGTTTACATAGGTGTACTTGAGGAACACTTCTTGGCGAGGCGTTGTTGGGAAGCCAAATTGAAGTGGCCCCTGATTTGTGTACGAAGTTGAAAGCATTGAGTAAGGAAAGATAACCTGCGAATCCTCAATCCATGCAATCGAGCAATCGGCAACTGTTGTCATCTGATAGTTAGGGTTGCCGTAAGCAAATGAGGTCAGCGCGATAATTGGGTTATAGCGAGGATGAAAGCGGATTGTGCCATCGTCACGGATACGGGAGCGTTGTTGCTCGGTTTCGGTGGTTGCTGAGGACTTGGTTGCAGTATGTATCAATCCATGAGCTTGCGCGAGCAATGACATTGGCTAGTTCCGCATCTTGAACATCTGGGTCTTGTGAATTCCATACGAGGTTATCGAGATCAATCGCGGTAGGCGCGTTCTTGTACTCGGTAAGCGTGAGGTAAGGTGTGGAGAACTGGTGAGTTGTACCTGAGTAAGCATTAGCCATTTATCTCTCCGCACTTTGAGCATTTTTTGAAGAATGAGCCGAAACCGCAGTTTTTGCAGTTAAAGCCCACGCTTGATGGGTTAGCGATAACGCCAGCAGTTCCAGCGATACCTAAGCCTTCTTTTTTGAGTTGTTTAGCCAACTTAGGGTCATTAACGGTGAATGTTCCATCTCTGCCAGCCCTGAGTGTCTTAACACCATCTTTTGTTTCAACACCAATGGATTTCATTCCTTGTGGTGGGATAAATCTTGTCATGCGCCCTCTCCTTTAATAAGACAAGGCGCACCCGAAGATGCGCCTTGCTTAGTGTTCTTATGATTATGCAGATGCGATTCCTGAAACGATACCTGACCAAGCTGGTGCTTGTGCCATGAATGTTCCACGGAAGTATGTGCTGAAATCGTATGAGAACTGTGTGACAGGCCATTGGATACCCATGTAATCCTGTACATTGTAAACAGCCCAGCAATCGCTAACCTCTGTGTCAGGGATTGGAAGGGTGTAAGACATAACAGGAGATACGCCCTGTGGCAACCATGGGTGAACTGTGATGTCCACTAGCTTGCCTGTAACTTCGTTGTAAAGTCCACCAATTGTTGCGCCACCGACATAGTCGCCAGCATCAGTTTGGGTGAGGTTCAAACGATAGTTTGCAGTAGAGCCGTTCTTGATTGCATCTGACAACTGCTTGCGGTCTGAACCGTTGATGAGGATTTCATCTGGGTCAGCCTTAACATTGTTGTAGAGGTTGTAGAAAACGGTCTGGTATTCAGAACCCGGATTAGAGGTTGAGAACTGAGCGTTGATGTTGTTGTTGTATCCACCAGCAGAACCGAGAAGTGTAGGAATGATTCCGTCATAACCAGTTGCGTAAGCAGATGTGTCGCCTGTGATTGTTGAAGCGAGAACACCTGTGGTGTTGAATACAAGGTTGTTGTTTGTTGTCTGTGTTGAAGCAGCACCCTGAAGTGTTGCAGTCAAGCCTGTGAAGCGACCAACGAAGTGAGCGTTAGCTGCACCTGTGGTTGTTCCGACATAAACATTGTAACCAAGTGCGCCAGTTACAGGTGTTACTGTGATGGTAAGAACCTGTGAACCAGATGAGGTTGTTGCGGTCTGAACTGTTGAAAGAACAGATTGTCCAAATGAACCAGCATCAGCAGTTACATAGACATAGAAGGCTTGGCTTGAAGCCAAAGCGGTCTGTGTGCCAGAAGCGTTTACTGCTGCAACTGAAACTGTTGGAGCTGAGAGAGCGCCTGAGTAACCTGTAGCGGTACCGCGAGCCATGAGGAGCATACGCTCTTCCATGAGCATTGTTGCGTAAAGGGTAGAAGTTGATGACAACTGGCGAAGGTCTTGGAATCCAAGGCCAGAGAAGTTAGCATCGAAGCTGACAGAGTCAGATAGTGAGTAGGTGTTGTATGGAAGGATTAGATCATCAGCAGCATAACTGATCTTTGGGCCACGCTCGTAGTTGATTGAACCAAAAGTTGCAGTTGATGTTTCTGTGATTCCCGGCCAGATGTTTCCGACTCCACCAGTACCTGTACCTGTGTAACCGAGGATACGCTTTACACGGTGAGAAGTACCGACACCCTTTTTACGGGCGATCTTGTTGCGAAGTGGTGTTGGGCGAGGTGTCAAGAGCTTTGCAGGTGCTTCGAGGTCGAAGGCTGCGAAAGATGATGACAATGGAGATGTAAGGCTGATGTCCTTGACGATATCTGCTTGTGACTGGCGTTGTGCAGCGAGAGCAGAGTTAAGTGAGTTAAGAGCATCTGGTGTGATTGACTTGTTAGCTGCGAGAGCCTCAAGTTGTGCTGTTGCATCTACTGAAGCAGATACGCCGGGAGCGTTTGTAGAAGTAGAAAGTGACTTTCCGAGAACTTCTACATACTCTTCCATGCGCAATGCCGATGTCTTGGCATCGTTAGCATCTGCAAACAGGTCTGTTGCTTTAGGCATTTGGGCCATGTTTGGTTATTCCTTTTCTGTGGTTGAGGCTTGAGCCTTGGCAATAAATTCGTTTGCCAAGTCCTTGTAGCCTTTTGCGAGAATTTGATCTGTTGCTGCGGCTGCTTTTGCAGAATACTGCGCTGCCTTAACAAGGAGATCGTTAGCTTGGGTTTTACCTGCTGCAATCGCTGAGCGCTTTGGCCCACCTGCGACTGCTGCTGATTTAGCCTGTGCGAGTTCGGTTTCAAGCTCTGCTGCCTTGCTCTCTGCTGCCTCAATCGCAGCCTTAGCAAGCACAACTTCTGCTTTCACAGATTCCGTAACCATTGACACGGCCTTTTCAATGATGGTCTGTACGACTTCATCACTAAGCAGGGTTTTCTCTGCTGATTCCTCAGCAGAAACTTCTTCTGTCGCTACTTCTTCGGTAGCAACTTCTTCTGCAACCTCTTCGGCAGCAGGAACTTCGTCACCCTCAACAGACTTAACGCTTCCGCCAAGTTGCTCAGGTGTAACGATTGTGGCAGTTGATACATTTGCTTGAACTGGGATTTGACCCGGTGCGGTGACATCTGGAACGGTGGTTAGACCGTGAGATTGACCAACTTGGTTGCATCCGCATTGTAGGCATTTCTCAACTGTTGCTGACTTGTCTGCGCCTGTGTGATGTGACTTGCACATCTTGTCATCGCATCCACCGTCAGACTTACAAGACTTGCAGCCATCACAATCGCATCCGGCGGTTGTGTCAGGCTCTTTTACCGTGTCAGCCGCAGCAGACAACTCGATTGATTCTGGCATTGTTTCTCCCTCTTGTTGTTCTCCCTCGTACCAAGCCATAAGGTGATTAGCCACCTCGACCAGTTGTCCAAGAGAATAGGTTTCATCTTCTCCATCGCCCATTTCGCCAGCCTCAACCTGAATAAGTTGAGCAATAGCTCGGCGGGCAACTTCAAAGGCATCTTGGTCGAACTTCACGCTATCTGGGGTAATTCCCTTGAGCGCCTTTCCGACATTCCATTCCTCAGGCAGAACATCAAGCGCGTGTAGTGCGCGAGCGCGGCGGATGATGTGCTTCTTAACTGCGGATGGATTCTTAGCGCGACCGAAGGCTTGAATAGCGTTCTTGAGGTCGCTGACATTTGCGATTGGGTATGAGCCATCTGGCATCGCTGCACCGCGAGCTGCAAGGGTTTGGCGCTCCTTATCGGAAACCTCACGCTTAAAGAGATCGCTTGGAAGTGGTGCTGAGTATTCGTGCAACTCTTCAACCTGAACGAGTGTGGACTCGCCATCTACGCTCTTAGCCATGATGAGTTTGGCAGATGGGTTAGCAGGGCGATCTACGAGTGAAACCTCGATGATCTGACCGTCAATAATGCGACCATTAGCAGCCTTGGTGTCGCGTACAACGCGAGGGGCTTTGATGCCTATTGAGAAGCCTTTAAGAACGCCCGCTTCGACTTTCTTAACGCTATCACGATCAACAACATGAGCGCGGATATAATGACCATCTTCCTTAGCTTCATATTCTTTGGCTACTCCTGCCGCAATTGATGAGTGCATTTCGCGGATGTTTCCGCCGGACTTGAACCATTGAGGCATAGCGGTTGAGAGCCATGCGGCATCGCAGATTTGATTGTCAAGGTCAAGGGTTTCATCCGTTGCCTTGCCGTAAACCATAAGTGAGCCGTCATCTTGTTTTTCAGCCTTGATGATTGCTGCATACGAGGTTGCGAAATCGTTGTTCATTAGTTACCTGCTGCCCATAGGAAAGAAACTGAAGTTGAAGAACCTGAGGCGATTACAGAAATGATTGTTCCTGATGTGAACTCAAGTGACTGAGTTGTGTTTGCAGGGATTGGCAAGCCTTGTGTTGCTCCGCTTGCGGTAACTGTTCCATCGCCAATATAGATAACTTTTGATGAGTCGTTGTTGCGAACTGTGACGAGCGCACGGCGTACACCAGTTGGAACCACAAACAGAGTTTGCGCGGTTGTTCCTACGGTTACTGTGCCGTGTTGAAGTGGTGCGGCCATTTATTCTCCTAGGGTTGATGTATCTATATAAGGTGCAAGACTGCACATACAGTTTGGGTGAGCTGGTGGCTCGGTATCCCCTGTGGGGAATGTTTCGTCAATGCCGATAGGTGAGGCATCTGCGTTTTCTTGGCAATCCTCACAACCTTCTGCAACTAACCACTCAACCTGCTCAACACCTGAGTCTTGATAGAGGTTACGAGAGGCAACAGATACGGCGCGTGACATTTCGGTCTGCGCGATTGTGAGCGCCTGTTGTGGGTCATTGATGACCTGATCTACCAAAATAGAAACCTTGCTTGGCGTGATGCCTTGTGCGAGCGCATCGCCAAGAACTGTGCCGATACGATCAATCTTTGTCTGAGAGATGCCGTCAATGACAATTCCTCGGCGATCTAGCAAGCCTTGAAGCGCGTTCTTTGGCTTAATAAGAGCAGCAGCAGCTTGGTTGCCGGGTGTCCAAGTTTGCCAGTCCACCACGCCCACGCTAGGAGCCTTCTGTACGCCTTTAAGGGCTTCTTGAGCAGCAGTTGTACCTAGTACCCAACCATCGGCGTAAAGAGGCTTGAGAGCATCAAGCAAAGCCTTTTTATCCGGGGTAATGCTTGATCTTGCCCAATCTCGCGCCTGTCGAGTTGTTGTAGATTGCGAACCGATGTGTGCGTGAAACCAACGCTCCACGATATCATCGGCGTTAAACGCTTTCTGAAATCCTTTGCGGATTTGATCTGCATGACGAGAGGCTAATCGAACTGCCGCGCCATGAGAAGGCCAATGCATTACAACCCCAAATAGCGTTCGGCGTACCAGCGAGCGCCGTCAATGTCTTTCGCCTCAATAAACTTGTTGAGAGTTTCGGCGTAAGCATGATCTAGGTGTTCAAAGTTAAATGGGCGGGTTGGTGTTCCGCGATTTGCCCAACGAATGAACTTCTTAACCTCGGTGCGCTCAGGTGTGTCTGGTGTTTCTTCCTTTGGCGCTTCTGTGGCAGATGGCTCGTTGTCTTGGATGCCGTTCTCGTCAAGAGAGGTTCCAGCAGCAACGATTCCATCTGGGGTAAAGAGATAAACCGACTGACCTGCTACGAGGATAGGCATATCTGCTTCTGGTGTATCAAGAAGTGGCAAGCCGTTCTCAGCGCGGTGTTCATTGATAGTCAAGCCACCGTTGCGAACCTCGGTATCATCGCGGTCTGCTTGCTCCTTGGTGTCATTGCGGGTTGAAGCCATGAACTTAAATTCAAGCTCGCGTGGCATACCCAAGAATGAGTAGGAAAGGTTTGTGAGAACCTTGGCAAGCCATTGTTGTAGTGGCTCAAGTCCAAGTTGTTGCGCTGCCTCAGCCTCACCCTTTTGGTGACCGCTTGCGCCAATGCCACCCTTAGATGAAAAACCGATTTCGGTAGGCAATACGCCAAAGTGACCGCAGATAGAGGTGACGAGGTATTCATCAAAAACATCTGAGAACTTCTCGCCGTAGCCTTCAAGCTGAACTGCCTTGATACCTGCTGGTAGTAGGCGAGCGCGCTTGCGTTGTTCTGTCTGTCCGGCAAGGTCATCGTTAAAGATGTTCTCATAAGCGCGAAGCAACTCTGGGTTATTACCAAAGGTTGCATCTGTTTCAAATAGCATCTCTGGCACAACGCCATCGGTGTATTCAGCGCGAATCCATTGCTGACGGCGAAGGTAAATGTCGGCGATCATCAAAGAACGCTCAACAGGTGAGTAGCCGTACACAGTCCATGTTCGGCGGTTCATAATGTTGTAAACGAGCTGATCTGAGGTGAACTCACCATCGGCATCTGGCGCATCGTTAGTAACATCAAACTCAGAGCGTGGGAAGCCGTAGAGAATCTGTTGGTAAGCGGGGCCTTGCTCTGGGGTTGGTCGGAAGCCTAGGTCATTGATAAGTGGCTTGATTGTTGAGCCATCTAAAACCTTGAAGCCCATAAGATCGCCACCGACAGTCTTTTGAGGCCAGATAGCCCACGCATCAAGAACGAGAACTTCCTCAAGGCAGAGGCGAATCCAATCGGCAAAAGTTAGACCTTCTGCAACATCTGGCATCTTCCAGAAATCAACGAGGCGATCAATCTCGCCTGAAAACTCTGTGCGAGCCTTATCCATAGCTTGTAGGTGATTGCCACCTGAGTCAGCAATGATCTTTTCTGAAGCATCGTCTGAGATGACGATATCCCAATCAAGAGCAGCAACTTTGTTCTTGAGAACTTCAATGCAACGGCGCAGGATGTCAATTTGATCGGCAGCAGCGCGTAGGGTTGCAAAAGGTACAAGGCGAGTTTCCGTGATGTTGATGTTTTGAGCAACAAGGAACTCGTAACGGCGAGGGTCTGGGCGACCATCTTGACGAAGTGGGTTAATCGCGCCGGGTACAAGAGGAACGCCGGGTGTGAAAGGTACATTGGCAATGTTAGGGTCGCGTGGTAGCGGAACCTGTGTGCCGTAGCCCTGTTGCTGAGCGAGCGCATTGTTACGCATTTGAGATTCGGTCATGGCAACTGAACCTGTTGGGAGAGTTGGGGCTTTGTTAATCTCTGCCGCTACGCGAGCTGCAATCCTGTCTAGGATGCCCATGTATTCTCCTTATTGTATTCGTGCGAGATTGCCTTCAATGGCGGTTCGATATTCAGGGGATAGGTCTTTGGTTAGTAAGTCGGTAAAGATTTCAACGGATTCATCTTTGCGACCAACCCACCAAGCAGATACGGCTTTCTCAAACTGCAAGCAGTAATCATTGAAGCCAAGGTCTGCGGGTAGTTCTGGCATCTTGTTGAGATGAAGTCCAGCGCAAGCCCATGTGTAGGATTCTTGCCATTTAGCCGAACGCTCGTAAAAGCGCGACAAGAAGAAGTAAGCCTCTTGGCGATAAGGCAGGTAGGCAATCGCCTTGTAGATCAAGTTCTCCACCGTTGCTTGGCGGTTCTGCTGGCTCTCAAAACAGATCGAGGCTTTAAGAAGCGAGGCGTAGGCGTAGGAAGGTCTTGACTCGTAGCCATACTCGGCAGTTCGCAGATAGAACGAGATTGCGCTCGCCGTCTGCCCTATGCGCTCGTACTCCTGAGCAATCTCAAAGTTGAGTTCAGGGTTGAACGGGTCACGCGATAGGTCTGTGATTAAGGTTTCTATAAGCACTCTGCCACCATCTCATCTACAAGGTTGCCTGATACTTGTAACATGAAAGCGGCATTGTCCTGAAAGCCAAAGCCAATAAGTAGATCGCCGTTGTGTTCAGCAATCCCGGCGCAGAACTCAATCTGCCCGTTTAGGAACGACCAGTTCTCAGGTGAGAAGCCGATCAGCTCAAAATCTTGATTCCAAACACAAAGCCTGTGGCGATAAGTGCCGTTCTTCTGCCCCATGTAGTTCTTGAACAGTACGACCTCATGCGTTACGGCGATGTAATACTCACCCCAACGGATAACCTGAGAGCCACCGCGTTGATCTGTCGGCGGTTGTTTGCCCTGCTTAAGAGCTACAACAGAAGCGGGGTTAGTCATCGCGCTAACGATCTCAGTAGGCGCAGTCCATTTAACATAACAGAACGCGCTATCTTGAATAGGCATCCAGTTCTTTTCGCAGTACGAGGAACTGTCAGCTACTTCAATGCGCTTGCGGGAAATCTCTTTGCAAGTCCAGTCGGTCTTGTTAATCTCGATCTGGCACAACTCCATGCGACCTTGACCATTGACTGTGGTATCTCGGCGCACTCCTGAGATGAAGTATTCGCCATCCCATTTAGATAGGCGAGCATCCTCTAAGCCGACAAACTCCCAGATAGGGGTGTGAAGGTTGAGCATCTCGATCTCGCAGAATTGAGCGATGGTGAGATCGTCATTGAGTCTGCAAAGGTAGTTAGTCGTGCGAAGGTGCTGATCTTGCTCTGGGTGCAGATAGGCAAGCGGCCCCCAAATGCTAGGAAAGCGCTGATCGTTCTCGGCGTGATAAAGCGAGTAGTTAATGTGGCGAACAATGCAGAGAATGTCGCCGTCATCGTCTATAAAGACTGACGGGTTCATCAAGCCTGTACCGCCTGTGATGTCAGCCGGGATAATCAAAGGTGAGAGCTTGCCACCTTGTCCAACCGCCTTTTGGACTAAGTTCATAAGGCGATCTTAGCAGGTACTAACTCTCTGTAAAGTTAGCCTGAGCCTGTTGAGCATCGTAGGTGCTTTTAAGCATTGAGGTATAAGAGCCATCCTCGTTGGTGATGATAACCATTTGAGTTGTAAGGCCCGATGGGTATTCTTCAAAGTCAATTACCTGAACATTGCTCATTATAACTCCGCGCTAAAGACTAGAAGTGCTGAGGTTGTGTTGTTTGCCAATAGGCGAATGTTGCCACCGCTTGAACCGACTCCGCTTGAAGTAGTTACACCCAAGCATCCAGCGTTTGAGTTTGTCGTTCCAGAGTCAATCACAATCGAACTGATGGTTGCTATTGAGGATGCGCCGTTATCAATCAGGAAGTGTGAGTTAGATGAAACGGTTACTGATGATGGCGCGGTTCTCATTTTGACAGGAAACGGGACAACTGGGCGAGTTGAAGTCGTTGATGCCTGACTTCCTGAACCAAACCATTGATAGGAACTTTCACCACCGACTGCATAAGCGTACCTCTGGCAAAGGGCTAACTCTCCTTGGAGTGTGCCTGATGCGGTGGTGAAAGGTGTGGCTACTGAGCCGTTCTCTGCCTGTACGCCCCAAATGCTGAAGGTATTGTTCTGTGTTCCGATTGAACTGGCGCGAGTGTTAAAAGTTGAGCCAGCACTTACCCATAAATTTACAGCAATAGTTGAACTTGTACCAACAGTTGCTCCGCTAAGTGACGGAACTGCAAAAGTTACTGAATATCTTGCCCAAGATGTTGAAATTGTTACCGCACCAGCAGGCGTTGATGTTGTTCCACCAGAACCACCAATACCTATACCCAAATAAGTTTCAACTGCAATTTTGGGAGTACCGCTTGCTGCCTTTGCCCAAAAAGAAATTGTTACTGTTTGACCTGCAAAAGTACGAGCATCTTCAATGTTTTGAATAAATAGGCCGTAATCACCAGCACTACCGTATCCAGATGTAACAATCTGAGCATAAGTTTGTGCTTCGTAACCAGTTACAGGTGCAGCGCCAGCAGTAAATGTTTGTGGTGTTACAGTCATAGTTCCACCGCTTGCGGCAATTGTCCAACGGTCAAAACAATACCCGCTAGTTGCTGAAGTGAAGTTTCTCTGATTGATGCGGAAGTCACCATTGATTATTTTATTCTTACCAGCCAAAAAAGGCGCTACTGCCCCACCCGTATTCTGCTCAACTGTTGAAGTTAATTGTGCGCGACTCATTTATTCACCTGCCTGTGGTGTAGAAGAGTTGGATGGGAGTGTGTCGTATTCGGCTTTTGGCATTGAAGTGAACGAGCCGTTGCCGTTGTCAATAATCGCAAAAGTTGTTACTTCGCCGTTGATGCCATTGGGAATGTCTTGAAAGGTTACATTGTCCATTACAACTCCGCACTAAATCCAAGATAGCCTGTTGTGGAAGAGCCATTGAGAAGCCCACGATACATTGTGCCTGTGCTTAAACCAGATGAAACTGTCAGTTGTGTTGATGCCATATTTCTGCCGTTGCCCACGCCAACCGTTGCCGATGTTGCGGAATATACAGAGCCAGCAGGATATTGCTGAAGTTGTAGGTTTGCGTAATCCAAGGTGTTTGGTTGTGCGCGCATCGTTACTGGGAAGAAGGTTTGAATCTCGACAAGGGTTGAGTTTTGCGCTGCGCCTTGACCAAAGGTTAAATACTGAGATGAATCAGTTGTCATTCGGTAGTAGTACCTCTGGCAAGCGGCTAACTCCCCCTGAAGTGTGCCACCAGCTCGGGAGAATGGTGTTGCGACTGGACTTGCTTCTAGTTGAACATTTGCAATTTGAAAATAATCATTGGCAGACAAAGAAGTGAAGCCTGTTGTGCCATTACTTCTAAATCCAATATCTACAAAAGCACCCCAAGCAGTAGGAGCAGTTGCGATAGCAGTTGCAGAGCCAAAAGGAACGGCTGATGAGATGGTAATAAATTGCCAAGTATTTGCGGCATTGACTGTAAATCCTGCTACATAATCTCCGCCACCAGTTTGACTAGAACCACCTATGCGAGCAGCGTGAGTGCCAGTCTTGTTGGACATATACCAAAACGACAAGGTGACTGTCTTGCCCATCAAAGAATAAATGTTGCTAGTTTCAATAAACTGTCGGGCTACATATTCCACGACTGAAGTTGCCGAGGATGTTGCTTGTAAATACTTCGCAGAATAATAAATGCCGCCATTTGGTACAGATGTGCTTTGCGTAACCGTAAGACTTGTTCCAGTTGCATTGCACGAACTTGTCCAACGGTCTGCCGTATAACTGCCCTGTGCGCCAGTAAATGATGTTCCGCGTTGCCAGATGTCAAAGCCGCCGTTGATGACTGCATTTTTGCCAGCCATTACTTGCCCTGCCCAACTTACCCCACCACCAGCAGAAGAGTTTGCCACGAGTGTTGAGCCGTCAGCGCCTACGCCGAGGTTAGTGACTGTTGAAGCTCCTGTGCCGACAACAAGGTCGCCCTTGGCTGCGATTGTTGAAAGCGGAATAGCGTTGGCAACTGTGAAGCTGCTAGGTGAAGCTACAACGGCAGAATCTCCTGCAACAAGAGCAGTAAGTCCGGTGATCGAAGTACCTGTTGAAGCGGTGTAGTCAGTTCCGCGAACGAGAAGAACGCCGTTGATGAATACCTGCTCTGCGCCGACTGTGTAGGCAAGAGTCGTAGAGAAGCCGTCTGTGCCG